ATGGCTACAATCATTAAAAACGGTAATAAATGGCGAGTCCAAATCCGCAAAAAAGGTATTTACAAAGCGGCTACATTTAGTACAAAAACAGAGGCTAATCGCTGGGCTTATGCGATAGAGGCTCAAATAGATGCCGGCGAGTACAACACCATCCCAAACATCTTATTTGCCGAGCTGATTGACAAATATCTCAAAGAGGTAACACCAACAAAACGAGGACAACGCGAGGAGCGATTCCGCCTACTCCGCATTGCTCGCAGTAGTTTAGGTAATATCACCTTACCGGAACTCACCAAAGAGCATTTTAGAAAATGGCAAAATCAACGTTTGCAAGAAGTGCAACCTGTATCGGTAGCACGAGAAAGGGCCACCTTGTCAGCCCTTATGACAAAAGCTCTTGAGTGGGATTACCTCAAAGAAAATCCCTTAAAAACTCTGGAAAAACTTAAAACACCACCGGCAAGAACTCGCCGATATAGCGAAGAGGAAATCGACAAGCTGATTTTTGTTTCAGGCTACGGACCTACTCAGCCACCGCTATTAATGCAAAACAGAGTGGGAGCCGCGATTTTATTTGCAATAGAAACCGCAATGCGAGCAGGAGAAATTACCGGCTTAAAATGGGAACACGTTAAGTTAGATCAACGCACAGCCTATTTGCCAAAAACAAAAAACGGCTATGCTCGCACTGTGCCATTAAGCACTAAAGCGGTCGAAATTTTAAAGCACCTATCACAGCTTGAGCAGGATAAAGATAATAGTGTTTTCCAACTCTCAAGCCGTAGTCTAGATGCCATATTTCGCAACTTAAAACGGAAAGCCAACCTACACGAGGCTAATCTACATTTTCACGATACCCGACGAGAGGCTCTAACACGTCTGTCTAAGTATCTGTCAGTGATGGATTTAGCCAAAGTATCAGGGCATAGAGATATAAATATGCTGCAAAATACCTACTACAACCCCGATATCTCAGAGCTGGTGAGTAAACTGCAGTAATAACAAAAGCCGATAAACCTCAAAATTTATCGGCTTTTGCTTATAAGGCTTGGGAGAATACCCTCTCAGTTGCAACTTGAGCCAAAAATCCGCTACGTGTCTTATATTCTGGATTTCTTGCTACTAATTCGTCAATGCGGCGAATTAGTAAAGTAGGTAATGTAACATTGATTTTTTCCGACTTACCCATTAAATGGGTTAAATCTACATCCACCAATGCAAACATAAACCCCTTAAACTCAGGCTTATCTTTATGCTCGGTTAACCCTTGAGGCTGTGGGATTTCTTCGCCATCCTCAATCATACCTTCAACATGAAATTCAATAGCTTCTTTTGCATTAACAAAGGCTTCTTCGAGCGTATCTCCTGCAGAAAAACAGCCCGGGACATCAGGCACAACAACACTATAAGCGTGGGTATCATCCCCCATTTCAATCGCGATTGGATATAACATATAAACTCCTATTTTAAAATCCTAAACCGTTAAAACAAGGGGGCTATCACAGCCCCGCTTGGGTTAATATTGATTTAACTGTTTTAATTGCTAAATCTTTTTTAGGATGAGGCACTGTAACACGCCCCGTTTTTGTTGGATGCTTAAATTGATGATGGCTACCTCTTACTGCAACTCTATACCAACCGTCATCCTCAATCCTTTTTATCAAAGTTCGGCTATCCATGGTTTTACCTCGCTTATTTAGGATAGAGTTATAATAACTCCACTCTTTTCATATTGCAAGCACTTTTTAGGGTTATTGGAGTTATTTTTATAACATTCCCCAAAATCAGTTCAAAGAATCTCAAAAAAGGGGCGTCGTAATGCCCCTATAAATCTTTAGCTGCCTATAAACGTCTCAAGATTCGGCTTGAAATAATGCTTACCTTTTGCGATTTTTCCTTGTTCGTTAAACACTGGGCGACCGTTATCAAACTTGCTGTCGTTGCTGTCTGCGACTTCTTTTAGCGCCCTCTGAATATCCATACCAAACATATAAGCTACACCGATAGCCGTCACGATTTGGTCACATAAGGCGTCTAGCAATTCAATTTTGCTCTTATCGCTCAGTTCCGCGCAATCATAATAACCACGTCGTTTTTTAAAATCACCGCTTAATTCATTAAGCTCTTCACCGGCGGCAAAGCTGCCGAACACATCCAACATTTCGCAAACCTCTTCCAAATGACAACCTATTTGTACTAATTTGTTACCGTCAGTTGGGTCTGGCACCGCGGTTTTAAACCAATTTTCGATTTGATTAATAGTGTTTTTAGACTTGTTTCTCTCCTTGGGTACTTCTTCCCACATTCCGATGATGTCATCCTCACTATTTAGATCGGAATATTTACCTTCTGCAGTCCAAGAGCAAGGACATAGGAATTGATTTTTTTCATTTAATATATATCCCTGTATTTCTGTATAAACTCCATGCTCTACCATTTCTTTTTTTAAGCTATATTTTATATACGCTTTTCTGCCATTTCTTAATTTTACTGGCTCACCAGCCAATGCTTTTTCTAAATCAAATTCTTTCATTTTTTACACCTCTAATTCTTCATTTTCCATTTCATACAAAACTGCACCACTTCCCCCGACACCCATTTTTTATAGGCTCTACCCTTGCCTCGTAAACCATCAAGAGCAACTGCTCTTGGGAAGTTTGGCATTGAGGTAATACTTCGACTTGTGTGTTCTTTGCTGTAGCCAAAATAAGCTGCAACTTCCTCTAATCCCCATAATTCACGGCTATGTTCATTTACTGATTTTGTTCTTAAAAGCTGTTCCACTTCACACAATTTTGCAAAAACTTGCTCATTTGTAACCGCTTGTACTTGTTCCATGTTCTCCTCCTAAATCATCAATCCAAACATTGACCGGTATTTCTTTTTGCTCTACTACAGGTTTAACTTGTACATCAATCTCTAAATCATACTGACCAAATCCCCTTAACTCGGGACAAAATTTAAAAATATTGATAATGTGATAAGCAATTACTTCTTGCATAAGCTCAATATCGTTTTTATTTGGTTGTGGATGCTCAACTCTTACTCGTACCAACTTACTCGCGATTTTATTTCTCATTTAATTTCCCTCCCAACATCGCATAACCTGCAATATCTCGCCAGTTATCTTCATAACTCGGATTCTTACCGGCAAAAATGCGTGCCAATTTCAAACAAATCATCTCACCCGCCTCTTTTTGATGTGGTTCTAAGTGTGTGTTGGTATCCAGCAACACTGCTTTTAGTTGTTGACTCATCGCGGCGACATCATCAAAACTACCATAATTTTTGCCACGCTCATTCAAGGTTTGTTGGATTAGGTTAGTTTTTTCCATTTCGATGTTTCTCCATATTAATCTTCCGGGTTCAAAACGTTCTTGTAGTCGTCTTACTGCATTTTCGTTATAAGGCATCTGCATCATCCAATCTTTTTCTTTCATTACTATTCCCTCTTAGTTATCTGTAATTCAGAAAGGAATCTCATCATCAAACTGCTGAATATCTTTCTGCTCATCAGCCGTCATTATTTCTTGATCTTTTTGCTTTGCCTGTGGCTTATTTTCCGCAGTAGTTTGAGTGTTTTTCTCACCACTACTTAACATTTGCACCTGCTCTGCAATAATTTCGGTAATATTCCGTTCAACACCGTTGCTATCCGTCCATTTTCGGCTTTTAATTTTCCCGACAACAGATACCAACATCCCTTTTCTGATATACATTTCGGCAATCTCGGCTAATCGGCGATAAAGTACTACTCTATGCCACTCCGTACTTTCTTTTTTCACGCCAGTTTGTTTATCTGTCCACTTTTCAGATGTGGCGACAGATAAAGCAGCCGTTTTTTCACCATTTTGCATAGTTCTGATATCAGGGTCTTGCCCCAAGCGACCGATTAATGTGACTAAGTTCATTTTCTACTCTCCAAATCCTAATGTTTCCGTGCAATCTGTACCTCATTACCATCAAAGGTAATGTAATCTTTGCCATAAATTTTCACTTCGCCACCGTTTAACAGGCTAAAAATGTGCGTTTCGCTGAACAAACTTTCAACAATTCCACGCATTTTTAACGCCTGTCTAAATCGTTCGAGCCTTTCGGCATTTTCGGCAAAGTAATTCGCTAATTTTCCACTTGTGCCATTCGCTGAACCCTTGATATTTCTAGGGTTACAGTTACTGACACAAGTCCAAGCGGGGCTATGCCCCGTATTTGCGGTTTCGCTCCGCTCAACCGTTTTCACGGCTTTTTTCGGGACAATCTGCCAGCGTTTTAAGCGGCTTTTTACTTCCTCTTTCTCGCTCTTAATCCCGATAATTCGTTTTCCTACCTCACCATAGCGATTCTCCTCTGTTTCCTCGTAGGCTAATTTGGCACGCCACAAATCACGAGTCGCACCGCCTCCGCCTTGTTTATCTAAATAAAAAGCGTAGTCGCCTAAGTCTGCCCCTAGGCGTAATTCTTCTAATGCCGGGTCGGCAATCTGTCCGGCAGTTAAACGGCGTAATTCACGCCACACGCCCACGCTTGCCACCCCATAGAATTGGAACTGGCGAATACCCCACATTGAGGCCCAAGCACGCACACGACCGGCATTGTCTTTAAAACCTAAGCCCTCCACCTCATCTGAAAGGTAGCCCACATCGCCCAAGCCCCCTAAGTTCTTGGAGATATATTTCACGATGTAAGCCGTAGCCGAGCCTTTATTCGGATCGCATAACTCCACCTTGCAGCGGTGTTTCTTCGCTCCGGCTTCATCGCCGTCCACCTCTAAGGCTTTCTGTTTGAATAAACGGCTAACTTCCTCAACGTGTTCTTTCGCCACATACATCAACAAATGCCAATGCGGTGTGCCGTCGTGGTGTGGCTCTGCTACTCTCATTCCATAAAATGAAATAGAGCGTTTTTTCAATAACGCACGGTATTGAGCCCAAACCTTATTCAGATAGGCTTGAGTCTGTTTCGGACTTGAACCGTTCCATTTTTTATTCTGCCCGCCCTCACTATGTTGAGCGTGGTACGCACTCGGAGCGGTCAGAGTTAAGAATAGAGCTTGATGATTGTTTTCATTCGCCCATACCTCAATGCCGTTCAAACAAGCCATCATCTCTTGATGACGGATAGACGGATTTGCACTAGATTTTAAGTACATATCCAACAACTCGGCTTGCTCTTCCTCATTGTCCAAATTGATGAGGATTTGGCTTCGCAAAAAGTCAAAATTCTTCTTGCGTTGGGCTTTCCAAGCGTTAAAGCCGTGTTCGGAAATATAAGCAGCCACATCTTTTCGCACATCGCCACAGGCTATCGCTAAATGTTCCACCATCTGCTTTTGTGCTTTTTTTAGCTGTTTAAGCCAAAACTTATCGCAAGCAGCTTTATTAAGTGCAATCTCAATAGATTTTAAATTCGGGCAAAAGTCCTCATCTCCATCATGAAATGAAAATGTCGCCCAATAACGAATCGGCAAGCCAATCGTTTCACACAGCGAGCCAATACGGCGATAGAGCGTAACAAGCAAATCGTTACACTCTTTGTCGCTAAACTGCTCACCGCTATTGGCACGCTCTGTGAAAAAATCGGTCTGTAATTTGGCTAAAATAGTTGATAGATGACCGGCAACAACACTTAACTTGCTTTCTGTCATCAAATAAAATGGCAGTTTTTGCTTAACTGCATCGTTCTCACGCTCACGCAGCAGCATATCGGAAGCCTCAATCTGCTCACGGTATTTCACGCTCTGCTCTAGCACCCAACCCCATTTCTCGGCGATGGAAAACGAGAGCCACTCTAAGTCGTACTGGTATTGAGAAAACACCTTACCCAAACGAGTCTCAAGTAACTCACGCAAAAAATGATTGGCGTGGGTACGTTGCTTATTACCAATCAGGAAAGAGATAGAGCCATCATCCTCAACCGCGTGATACTCTCGCAAATAGAGATGACGGAAATGCTCACGTTGGCGCTTGGAAGGTAAACGGCGAATCAACGCCTCTACATAGTCATAACTATCACGCCCTACCAAATCAAACAGTTCTAGTTGGGTTGAGGTGGCTTGCACATCGTTTAATTCCGCCTTAACAAGCGGTCGATTTTGTTCGGATTTTTGCAAAATAAGAGCAGCCGAAATAGCGGCACGCTCTACCTCTACCTCTGCTGCTCTTTTTTCATAATCCCAACCGCTCATTTACTTTCCCTTTTGCTTTTCAATTTGCTCAATTAATTTGATGATCGCTTTTTTAAATTCTGATGTGTTAAGCACTAACACTCTATTTATCACCTCTCCCCTTGAGTTTCGCACCAGCCGATATAAGCAGTAACAACCAAATTCAGAGGTAATTTCAAACTTGCATGACGCGTTCCGAATGAGTTGTTTAATCCTAATCATCTAAACACTCCTGCTGATAACGTGCCGAAAAGGCTTGATATTGACGATAAGCAGACCTATTGCCCCATTTGCACCACAGTTTGTGAAAAAACTCACACAATTCACGGTTACGGCTCATATTTCCCTCCTAATCAGGTGCATTAATGCGTTTTTCACGCAATTTGGAATCGTTCTTCATTACTCGTTGGAAATCGGCAAATTCTTCAAACCACAGCCCGAATGAATGCAAGGTGCTTTTTTCTTGTCTGCTATAAGCTCCCCACGGTTTAGGCTCGGGGTTTTCTTGCAAAAAGGCAGCACGCAATAACAACCGCTTATGCTCCTCACTTGCCTGATTCCACATCAAGCCAAAGTGATCGCAACTAAACGCCTTTTTGCTATTACTCACTTTCTGCTTTTGAAACATTGCCACCAAACTCATACCAACCCCTAAGGATTCCCTTTACTACCCAACACCTTTTTAAACATTGCCAACAAACCTTGTTTTTGGGTCTGTTTGGCGTTCTCCAGCTTAATTACACGGGCTTTCAGCTTTTCATGTTGGCGAATCAACCGATTCACTTTTAACTCTAACGCTTGCAGTAAGTCGCCAATCTGCTCACTATTCAGCTTTGCCAGCTCTACTTCATCAGCTAATCGACTTTCTAAATTTGCTACACGCTTTTCTTGCAAAAACAGATTAAGGCGGCGTTTATTCATCTTCTTAAGGCGGTTAAGCCTGTTCCAACGTGACTTGTGTCGGTAATATAATTGCTTACTCATTGTTCAAATTCCTGAATTTAGGGTGCAAAAAGCCACGCACTTAAAATCGCTTTTAAATGCCTGTTTGTTTACACAGTTAAATTAATCGTTTAATGGTAGGTCAGCTTGATTTGGGTCAAGCTGATTGTAAGGCTTATTGGCTCTCAACGCTTCCGGCGTATCGACATAATGCGGCAATCGTACTTTCACAATCTCCGTATGAGCGGTAATTTCTGCCTTGCAGTTACGACAATCCCCCACTGTTTTACGAGTGAGGCGAGTCATTTTTTCAGATGTGCGGACATAAAATTGCACTTGTCCGCAATTTGGACATTCAATTAAAACTTTCATTATTTCCCCTTACGCCTTCCCCAAGGCTCTATTAACATTCTTTGCGTTGATTGGCTTATCTATCCCCATAGACAAGCGGTTGAATTTTGGTTATGTTTTACATATTGTTTAACCCTCCAAAAGGAAATCTTATGAATACTGAAGATCAAATTATTGAACTGACTGTTGAAGTTGAAAATTTACGCCATCAACTCAACGCTAAAAACATCATTCTTGATGATTTAAAAGGTCGCTTAACAGACTACCAACGCAAACGGTTGGACCGGCTTTTCGAACGTTCACGCCGACAGTATTTAAATGACCTTGACCTTGAAGAAGAACAAGCTGAAGCTCTTGAAGCAATTTGCAACGAGCTTGAGTCGTTTCTGGCGAACTAATCCCAAAATCCAACAAGGTCAAATCTAAACGCCATTTACCGTCTTTATCACGTCTTACGGTAAATTTCCCACTCGCTAGCCCTGCAGCAACAGGGCTTTTATTTTGCTGTTCCATTTTCCACCCCCTCTTTAATCAAGCGTGTAGCAATGTAAGCAAACGAACGGTCTTCGGCTTCTGCCATTGCTTTTACTTTGTCTGCCAACTCACCTTTTAGGCGTACTGCGATTTGAATTTCGGTTGGTTTTTCTGCTTGGTTTTCCATTTTATTTTTCCCTCTTTTGTGGTAATGTTTAACTTGCTTCACTTGCTTTTATTTGCTTTGCGTAGCTTCTTCATATTGAGCATAATAATCTTCAAAACTAAGATTGTAAACTTTATTTTTAATCTGCGAGGTTTAAATGAGCATTTTTTCAACAATAGAGGTTTTGCAACGTTTACGAAAACTTGCAGATGTAACAACAAATAAAGAACTTGCAACCCTTCTTGGTGTGAATGAAAAAACTCTATCGGGCTGGAGTAATCGAAACAGTATGCCTATAGAAACTATCCTAGAAGCTGCTGAAAAATATAATTGCGATTTAAATTGGTTGCTGCTCGGAGAAAGCAAAGAGCAGAAACTTGACCCTGCAACAGCAATGCTACTAGCCGGATTTCAAACACTGGATGACAAAGGCAAATTACAAGCGGTTACTTTTATTGGTAATCTTGCAAATGGTAATCCAACCGTTCAAGGCGGGGGTGTAAATCAAATCGCTTCGGGAGAGGGTAAAAATAATAATCAAGTATTCCATTCCGGTGTGAATGAAGTGGTGGGGATTAAAAAATGAATGACATTTTTTCAGTAGCGGATTTTTAGGGTGGCGTACGTTAATGGGAGATATAAATAATCAACATTTTCACAGCAATGTCGGCGAAGTTAATGGGATTAAGGCGACTAATGTCTATATTGATGCGAAATCAGAGAATCAACGCCAAGCCCATCGTTCAAAATTATTGAAAGAAATTCTTTATTATCGCCACCATTGCTACGAACTGCACATTTTGCTGTGCAACTATACAAGGGAACGCTTCCAAATTAAGGGCGATTTTAAATTTATCGACCTTTCAGACCAGCAACTTGAACAGATTTATAAATTTAGCCAACCGTTGAAAGAAGTGGCTTTTGTTTATAGTAAAAACCTGCAAGAAAGCAAATATAAATGGATTTATAAATTGGCTTATACCATGGAGAAATTCAAGAGGCTCATTAAAGCCTACAGTTTTAACCGTTAATGGAGTTGATTATGAAAAAACTGATGTTTTTTTCTACCTTATTTTTTCTTTCTCCTACCGTCTTAGCTTATAGTTGCTCCGACAAAATCCCCTACTGTAAAGACATGCAATCTTGCGAACAGGCAAAATTTTATTTAAATCAATGCAATGCTGGTCGATTAGATAGAGATAACGATGGCATACCTTGTGAAAATGTTTGTGGCAAGAAAGGAAAGTCCGAAAAAAAAGACGATAGAAAATCATATAAATCTAACTCACAAAATAAGACAGGTAAATGAAAATGAAAAAAACACTCCTAGCAACACTAATTTCATTTTTGCTAGTAGGTTGTGGTGATGACAGCCAACCTGCAACATCTACAACAGAACAAGCTACCACACAACAAGCAGTAGAAACGCAACCCCAACCCGAAGAGAAGAAAATCAAGGCTACTTTGCCCGAAGATGTGTTAAAAGATGAAAACATCGCTTTCACAAAAAACGAAAAAGGAACGGTTATTTTTGAAAATGTAGTCGATTTATTTGAGTATATGGGGGATTATTCCATTGAAGATAAAGACCTCAAAATAGTATCAAAAAACCCTCTGCATATTCAGGTTTTTGAAGGCGTAGTTGGTAATGATGAAGGTTCTATCGATGATCTTCAATATAAATTAGTAAGAGATATTTATAAAGTTTTTACGCATACCACCGTGAATGAATTTACTTTAGAGGTTATTCCCGTTGATGCTAAAACAGATAAAACAACTAAACAACTTGCTAAAATCACACAAAAAGCAAAAGTAAATCGGGAAAAAGCTTTAGAAATTCTACAAACATTTAGTGGGATGAAATCGTTTGATGACACTGTAACTTTTGATGAAAATGCTGAATATACGGTTATTGGTTTAGATAAATCAAAAACATTTGACAAATTTAATTCAACTCAATTACGCCCCCAAATTGCAAAAGCATTAAAAACTGGCAAAGTTGAAATTCCTGAAGAAGAGGTGCAATTACCGTTAAATGTAGATTTCATTGAAATTCAAGCTAAGCTACAACAGGTTTTTGACTTATCGGTTTTTGACAGCGGGCGAAGAGAATTAGCCGATGGAAATATAGAATACTCTACCCCAATTAGCAATTATGTGAAAGTTTATGCTATCGGTAATAAAGAAAAAGTGATTAAACAAGTAGCCGTACAATTTGCTTTCAGTAATGACCAAGATATTATTGTACAGTCTATAGGCGGTATAGGTGCGGCAATGCTGGCAACACCAAATCCAGATAGATCATTCAAAGAAATACAAGCAATGATGGAAAGTGCCGGTAAAAAACTAAAAAAAGCTAAAGATAGCATTGAAGAAATCAAAGTGGTTGATGGTCTAACCATCAAACTCAAAGTACACCCAAGCCTAGGCGGAATGGCATTTTTAACTATCGAAAAGTTAGAAAAACGTAAAATTCAATTTAATTAATAATACTCAAGGGGAAGATCACCCTTCCCCCTTTTCTTCTTTAGGCTTTAACTCCATTTCCAACGCCGTCGCAAACCCTCCACCCTTACTTAAACTGTGCGTCACCTGTGAGATTATCCACTCATTGCTGTCAATTTCTGCTTTAAAGCCTGTTACCTGCACCGGTAATTCGGGGATTAATTCCGCATTGCCCTCAGCAAGGGTTAGGCTAAAGGTAGCTACACCTCGCTCTAACTTTTCAAATTGTCGCTTACAGGCATTAATGGCTGATTGTTCGGTGGCGTAGGTGTGGCGTAGGGTTTTAATTGCCTCGCTATCGCTTTCAATCGGTTTGCTTTGCACCACCTGATTCACCTTTCTGCCTTTGCCTTGCACAAATACGGTTTCTTTTACGCTTTTGCCGTCTTTGCCTTTAATCGGCTTGCCGTCTGCTCCACGTTTGACTTTGGTCTTTTTCCGCATTGTCGGCTTGGTGACCTTTTTCACTTGGCTGTTTTCGTCCCACGTTACTTCGCCACGCTTGCCTGTGTCGGTGTTGTGCCAATAGGCTTTAACGGCTTTGTAATTATCCCCTTCGGCAATCGAAAAACTGTGAGAATCGCCCGAACTGCGGGTAATCATAAAAACAGGTAAAGGCTTTCCACTTGCCGTTGTGCCGTTACCGGCTTTAATAAATAACAAACTGCCGTTTTTCACGGTAGCAATGGCATCGTGTTGTTCAGCTAAGCGTTGCAGTAGGTTGATTGAGCTTTCATTGGTTTGGTCAATATGTTTGATTTCATAGTTCTCAAACTCTTTCCCTACCATTGCCTTGAGTTTATTTTCATCGGCGATTTGTTTGACTATTTTACCAATAGTGCTGCGGTGGAAGCTCCGCTCGTGCTTATTCATCAGCGAGCCTCGCAAGTCGGCACTTCTCGCCCGAATCGTGACTTTATCCGGTGGCCCTGTGTGTGTGAGTTCGTCCACGGTATATTCCCCTTTGTAGGTTAAAGGGGAATCTTGCCATCCTAGCCCGATAGATAAAACTGCCCCACGGCTCGGCAGTTGGAGTAGCCCGTCTGTGTCGTCTAACTCTAAATCCAATTGGTCAGCCTCAAAGCCTCGACTATCCGTTAAGGTGAGTTGAATTAGGCGGTGGGTAATCAGCGTGGAAATATCCTTGCCTTTGCCGTTTTTGTCTTCTTTTGGGCGTACCGTTACCGAGACTGCAGGCGTGCGGTGGTTGTGGTTGGTTAGCTCAGTTAAAAAATCCATCAGATAAACCCTGCCACATCATCAATAATATTATTAAGCAAGCTGTCATCCACACGTTTAAGCGACATGGCAAAACTTATCGCACGTGGTGTGCCGTCTGCGAAAAAGGTGGTAGATTGCACGCTGATACGCTCAATCACAAACCAGCCTAAAATCATAAAATCCGAACCACTAATTAGCGGATAAGGCGTGCCTTGTTCTGCCATCATCTCAAGGGCAAGAATAGAGAGCTTACCCCCTGTGATTTCCGGTCTTAATTCGCCCGAAATTTCAAAGGTTTCGCCTGCCTTGCCGGTAAACTGGCTTTTTGGCATTGCACCTACCACATCATTTTGAACGTGCGACCAGTTCATCTCTCGGCTGGTGTCTTGGTAAGGGATTGTCGATCGCATAAACACAAAATAGCCTAGCGACATCATTGCGAATTGTTGGAGCATCTTATTTAATCGTTACAGTTTGGCTATGATATATGATGTAAGAAATCAAAAACAAAATTGCCGCAATAAGATGCTCAAAGTAAACAAACTGCAAGCATAACGCAAAATTGGATATGAAACTAAAATTAGCATACGCTTTTGTTTGTAGGAATTTCTGAAATTTAAGTTTTTCAGAACCAACACACATTATCACAATCCCAACAATGAATTGCAGAGAAATTAAAAACCACCAAAAGAACATTAATGAGGCTTGAGCTTGCTCATTAAGTTGAGTAAAAACAAATAATGTAATGAAATGAAAAATGAATGCTTTAATCACTTTACTGAATGTAACTGTTTTAATTTCCATTTTAAAATCCTTGTAGTAAGCGGTCGAATTTTGCAAATTTTTTGCGAAACACGACCGCTTGCAATTAACTTTCCACCCCACTTCTTAAGCGGGCTTTTTCTCGCCATTGTCCGAGTTCGACAATCGTCATTTCATCAAAGGCGTTGGGTGTCCAATGAAACACGGTAGCAATATCAGCAATGGCATCATCAACGAACTGCGGAATTAGGCTTCCAGCACCACCTTTCCCGATTCGGTTTCGTCTTCATCTACCTCGTCAAAGTCTTCCCCCATTAAGTCAAGGGCTTTCCCTGCAAGTTTGAGTAAATCACCTGCGTTCATTGTGGCAAAATCCGCCTTATCTAATTTCGGCAATGTGATACGAGGTAGCACAATACACCATTCATCTACATTTAACTGCATTAATGAGCTTAAATTTGTGCCACGTAGCTGTTTGGTTAGTGGCTTTTTCACCTCAATTTCGGTGATGCGGTTATCGCCTCGTAAAATACCTTGTTTTAATGTTACTTTTTGCATTTTTAATCCTTATTTGGTTATTAAAAGCCCCTTTGGGTAAAAGGGGAAAGGGGCTTTAGGGAGTGAATTTATAAACCCATTGCTTTGCGGATTTCCGCTAGGCGGTCTTTGCCGTCCACAATGTAAATTTGGTTGAGCGTGTCGATTTCGACAATATCTACACCGTTCACCGTTTTTTTGTAATAAGTTAGTGAGGCTTTATAGCTATGCTCGGTATCATCACCTGCTTTGCTTGAGCCTTCGTCAATTTCAACAATTCGACCACGGCAGACTAATTCCACGGCATCGACTGAATCGTCATCATCGTGCTGATAAGCTCCGTTAAAACGGAATGCGTTGCCGCTGATTGTGCCACCAAATAACTTGATTAAATCTTCTTCGTGGCCGCCGATTTTAAATTCAAGCTCTAACTTCTCTAACCCCATATTGACATCAACCGGAGCCATCATTCCGCCTGCACGATAGTCTTCAAGCTGCATTGCCAGCTTTGGCTGTGTTACTTCGGTGGTTTCGCCCAAATAGCTTGTGCCGTCCACCGAAAAATTAAAATTCTTGAGTTTTGCCGGTAATCCCATTTTCTACCTCTATAACGCTTTTAACGTATTGACTAAATCCACAACATATTCATCGTTCACACGCTGCTCTAAGCCTAGACCCTCAACTGAAGGGATCCAGTGATAATCATACTTGATGATGAACTTACCAGCTTTGATAATATCTGCGGTGATTTCTTCAGCCACCCAAACTCTTGCACCAAGAATATGCGGGTCATCACCCGAAGCCCAAGAGCGGAGCTTGTTGTTAATCCCCTCAATCATTGTTTTTACACGCAGTGGCGTAAGTGGCATATCCACCGCCCACGCTAAACCTGCACCGATGGTCTCTTTGATGATTTGAGCAGTACGTACCGATTGCTGGAACGCCCAACGAGTATCGGTAGAGAGCGTGCGTGAACCCCAATAACGGAAGCCGTTATGATTTAGGCAAATAGTAATGCCTTTTTCGTTAAGGTAATTCGCCTCTGTTGAGCTCTCATTAATATCAAATTCAACCGGCTTAGTAATACCGGTTACGCCCGAAACCTCAACGTTTGAGATGTTTTTATGCCAGCCGATAGTTTTGTCAATCATCGCCTGTGTAGCACAAGCGCGAACTACTGCATAATCGGTATCGTAGGCTTTTTTGTCGGTGTTGTAAGACTGCCAATCACCAAAAATCATCATCCCTTCGCGAACAGAGAAGTTTTGACGATAGGCATACGCCTGCTCTTTGGTGGTTGCCCCGTTGTCAGAAATAAACGCAAAGGCATTGAGTTTTTTCGCCACACTTAATAATTCAGTGGCAACTGCTTGATTATCGTGCTTCGGCACGGCAAGCAGTTTCGGCTTAACAAACACGGTAGATTGAGCGGTTAATAACGCTTTAATACCGGTAAATTTGCCATTTTCTTGTGTGCCGACAATGTTCGCCGTTAAAGTGTCTTCATCTTCTGATTCTGCCACTCGCACAATCACGGTTGGCGTTTTCACGATTGAGCCAATCGAATTTAATGTTCGGCGTAATGTGCCGGAGGCACCCGCTTTTTCAAGGTAATTTAACGGATTCGTAATTAATACAGGGGTGTTGAGCGGAAAAGTCTCCGCATCGGCTTGGTCTCCGGTGCAGACTACCCCGATAACTGAAGTAGCTGCGGTGGAAATGGTTACGCCACCTGCATTGACTTCAACCACCTCAACCCCGTGTAGATAGGTATCTAAAATTGACATAATAATCCTTGTATTGGGAAAGGGTTAAATAACAGGATAGACTTTAAAAAATAACCGCTCGGGTTGCGAGCGATTCGGGGTGTGAAATAAGGTTTAACAGACTAATTGATTTGGGTGAATTCGGGCGGATACTGCTTGCGTTTTACCTCACTTTCGTAGGCAGTTTTACAATGGTTTTTGTCAAAGAACAAGCCATTCACAAACGCGTACCAAAAACGCCAACGTTTTTTCGGATTCTTCGCAAGCACTGCCCCACGGTAACAACGGCTTGAAAAGGTCTCATCCGCCGCCCCGCCTGTAATGGCGTTAAATAATTGGTCAATTGCAATAATAACGTGGTAACACCATGATTTTAATTTGTTAATTTTGTTCATTCAGATAGTCCTCATAAGTCTTACTCCAACCGTCAGAATAATCGTAGGCTAACGGGTCATTTGATTGCTCAACCGCTGCTTTATGGCGTAATGCATTGGCGTGATTGCTCGTTTTAGCTGCCATTAACGCTTGCCAAATAAGCAATAACTTGTCCTTAGTGAGCATCAAAATTGAATTATCTGCACATGTCCAAGCAATCTCCATATCACCAAATAAGTCGTAACTTGCTTTGACAGATAAGATATTACGCTCTGCGGTGGCATCGGTATCAATCCATTTGCCAACCGCCTCAACGTACACGCCACCATTGATTTTGCTATCACGCAAGGCATTGATAGCCTCACGCACTTTTGCAATATCTTCCGCTTTTTTGACCGCTTGTTGCTCTAGGCTGATGGCCCATTTTGTGCCGTCCCATGTGTGATAAACACTTGGTTGTGGCTCAGTCAAGATAGGATAACCTTTGGCATTTGCAACAATCTGCTTACCTTGTGCTTGTCCGTCAAGCAAGGAGATGTAATCTTGCTCACTAACACTAATTGCCCCATCAGGGGTCAGTCCGCTGGAGTCGTCTTGATGGTAAAATCCACCGTCTTTATAAAATACTGTCATTATTTCCACCGCCCGATAGCCAAAATGTGAAAAGTCACCTCAGAGATGAACACTGCATTGTTAGCATAAGTAAATTGACACTGTGTTCTGCTGTTATCTATAGTTAATCCAATAGACCCGTCATTAGCCTCACCCAAAGGGCTACCTAATCGCTTACTTTTATCATTTGTGGTCAGCCCTCCTCTTGAATCATCAAAATACGGATGAGAGAGATGTTGCGTTATATTAACTACAGGCATATCAACAAACACCGAAGGATAAACTAATGTCACTAAATCCGAGTTATCATTAGGATTCCTGTTGTAGTTAAGCCCACCGTTACGATGCAAACAAGTCTGAATCATCGTACCATCCGGATATTTACGCACCTCAAAGTTACCGATTTTTTGGTAGCTGAAATCCTCAATCAACGCCATCGTGCCGTTTTTGCGCGGAATCCCAATAGCAGCCTCATTGCCATTGCTTGCATTGCGGTAGATGATGTTACCGATACTGCTTGTGCTGTCTGGTGTTGCCTCAATAATTAACCGTTTGTTAGCATTGTTAAACAACTCTACTTTGGAGTAATCACCACTTCTGATGGCGAGATTGCCGGTCATCGTATCACCAGACTTACTGACTACATTTTGCTCTAGAGCGACCGTACCTGTTGCCTTAGGCATTAACACTCTATGGACTACAGCACCATTATTATTAGCTAGTACGATGGCAGCATAATGTGCTGCGGATTGAGGAGCTGACTCCCACCGCACCGACCAGTTGGCAGAGTTATAAGTGTTAAGAGCTGAGTAGTCACCATTTTTAATCGCTAATGTACCGGTCATTGTGTCACCGGACTTACTGACCCTCGCGTTGACATCATCCATTAATGCAATAGTGCCGCTTTTTGCCGGTAAAAATTGCTCAAAGCCTCGGTTGTCTGAGTTGTTCCAGAACTTCCACCGGCGGTCTGGTAGGGCCTCAAGTCGTGATTGCCAATTGCCACCTGTACCACTACGATCAACCTCAAATCCGGCAAATGCACTATTTGTGGCGTGCACAGTAAGATATGCTGTTGAGCTGCGTACTGTATAGCCAGCTACCGTAAATGGATTGCTTCGGATGTCACCAAAATCCGCACCATCTACCCTCACCCAATGAGGGGTTGAACTATTACCGGCAAAACTAGATTGCACCCATACCCCCCTATTGTTGCCTGTGTACGAGTGAGGGATATAGAGCATGGCTCTAGCACCAGATGCACTGATTGCCAAACCTACTCCGTAATTGTAGATATCACCTAAACCGGTTGTGCTAGCTGCACGCGCAGAAGTACCAAATACAGTATTTTGACCCAATAAGCTATTAAGGTTTTGATTTTGGTTGGAGGTGTCAACCTTGTAAGCAGCGTCAGCCAAGTCATAAGCTGTTTTAACTGCTAAGCTTGTTGCCACCATATCTGCACTGTTACTGTTGATAGCGTTAGATTTTTTGCTGTTGGGGATGTAATTCCCCAGGTTGCGCGTAATAGCGTCAATCAAGCTCTTAAGGGCTTTAATCGCTTTCGGAGTTGCAGCCATGTCTTCAGCGTCCGAATCCAAACCAGAAAAAAGCTTGGTTATCCCTTTTTTAAGCAAGGTGGCTAATGGCAACTGGTGGGAGTGTCCATTTTCTTCGATAATGGACCGGCTGTTTTCATCTAGATCTTTCGGGTTATAGTTCTGCTCGTGTAGCCCAAATAAGCGAGTTATCTACAGTAAGATTTACGCTATCGCTTGAGCTAACCAATAAAATCATTCTCAGTACTTGTACTTTACCTGAACCTTCTGTTAGCTGTGGCTTGTAGCTCTCTGGGGTGTTCGCAACAGCTACCAATTTCTCGTTATTATCAAAAATCCCAATTTCCCGAATGTAAAAGCCTCCAACATCTTCTGGTATGGTTAGCTCAAATATGACCTGCTTATTATTTCGGACATCTAGTTTAATTGCACTAATATTGGCACGATATACTTCTCGCACCAAAGCCGTCTGTGAGGCGTTAGGTGTAGCCACTTGCCCGTTTCCGTCCCCTACTGCCATTTTAAGTATATTAAGCGGTTGCTTACTGCTCATTGCTTTTGCAAAAGCAGTTACACCATAGTTAGTTAATACAGAGTAAAATTGTGCCATTTCTTGCCTTATTGTTGTGGGTAAATTGTGATCACATCGGCACTATATTGTCCGATAAAAAAATTCATTTTTCCGGTTGGTGATATGGCGATTGCCAACTGTTTTAAGTGGCGAGAGACGGGTTTTGCATCATCAACCAGTCTGACAAGCTCGTTGTAGGTTTCTTCTTTTAGACCAATCTCCGGCACCTCTACCGTTAAGCTAAATTCTCCCGTTTGCATTCCGCTGACGTTAAACCATTCTTTTAAATCAATCAGATAACCTATCGGCTCAATAACACGCTTAATTGCGGTGATTGTGCCTTTTTGCTTATGGATTAAAAAGGATTGTTCGATGCTTAAGCGTTTAACTTCTTCACTCCAATTTTCATCCCATCTATCTACCGATAACGCCCACGCTAAATAAGGGAGTAAATTAACAGGGCATTTTTTAGGGTTGATTAAATCGGCAATAAAAATCGGATTTTGTACTGCTTCTCGCAAACATACTGCTGCACGCTTTTCTAGTTGGCTTGCATTAGTCGGGAGTAAATGTTTAGTAGTCATTACTGATTACCGTCTCAATATTGATATTAGTACAAAGTCCTGCTTGGGTGCTGTTTAGCACAATATCTGCCGTAGGTTGCAATAACTCTACCCTTTGTACTCCTTCGAGGTGCAATGCCGAGTAGATACCGGATAGGGATATATCTCGTCCCAATCGTCTTTTGTCCTTTACGTACTGTTCAACTTTTACCATTGCAGATTTTTTAATCGGCTCTATTTCCGGTCCACGATACAAATGTAATCTTGCTCGTATTTGATAATTAGTATTAGTGCAAGCTTGTACAGTAACACGATCACCAATCGGACGAATATCTTCGTCGTTTAGTTTGCTTCTGACTGTTTGCAAAATATCATCAGTTGGTATTCCGTTGTTATCATTACTCATTACTGTAACCAGCACACTTGCTGGAGTCGGTGAGGTAACAGATACATCAGCCACTTTTTCATGTGCTGAAAGTGCATGGAAAATATAAGCATTACGAGGACCTGCCACAGATAGGCCTTCAAAAGCCAGCTGAATTCGCACCCTGAAATCTTCATCGGTTTCTAATATTTCTAATCTTGGTGGGTGAGCCATCAAGTCTTCATTTTGAATGATTTTACGTGCCACATTGTAATTTGCTCCAATCACATCTAAATCGGTACCAGTGGCATAAGCTAACATTGTTGCTTGAGCTGCACTGTTAATACGCTGTCGTTCGAGCAACTGTAAATAACAGTTTTCTTCCAGCAGTTTTACAATCGGCTCTGATTCCAGCTCTAACCTTGCTTGCATTACCGCTCGTTCGCTTTCTGGATAAAGTGAGATAAATTTTGCTTTTCGGTCTGCGAGTAATTTTTCATAATCTAGCTCTTCTAAGACTTTAGGCGCAGGTAACTTAGATAAATCAACAATTTCACTCATAGTCTAAATGCCATACCTTTAATATTTATTTTGCGTTTTCTGATTGTAAAATCTAAGGTGCAAATTAGTTTGCTGTGGTTTTCTTGGTCAAATGCCACCTTAAAACGAGTAACTTCAATGCGATATTCCCACTGTTTTAATGCCATCACACAAGCCGCGGAGAGTTGCATAATCAGTATTGCCCCAATCGGTTTATCAATGAGCTTATAGAGATTACTCCCATAGGTTCGTCGCATTACACGGCTACCTTTGGCAGTCAGTAAAATATCTTTGATAGATTGCTTGATATGCTCCACTTCGTCATCAAGCATTTCTCCCGTTTCTCGGTTCATTATGGTTTCGCTCCGCTGGTTGCTCTACCATCACCTTGTTCAATGTGGTGGTGGCTGCCTAAACTGATTCCCGCCCCTGATACATCGCCTTTTGCTGTTACCGCACCTTGTGTGCTAATTGCACCTTGCGATGAGGTTGTGCCTTTCACGGATAGGTTCCCTCCAATCACTACATTTTTTGTAGCTTTCACGGTGGGGGTATCGAGCGTGATAGATTCTGTTGCCTGCACAATCACCAATTTACAATTTTTTACGGTTAATTGACTGCTTGCGGTGTTGTAGCAAATCTCTGCGCCGTCCGAAAAATGAAAGATATGATCATCTTCAGATTGGCTAGGGGCATTTTGGGTATAAATTGCAGGTAAAATCACGCCGGTGGTAAATTCACCACTCACGCTTAACACTACGCATTGCTCACCAACCGTTGGAGCTGACCACGTTTGTGATGTGCCGGCACGAAGAATTATCCATGGTAAAAAATCGGTGGTAATACCGCCTGAATTAACCCGTGCGGTTGCTGTGGCTAAGTCCACTTCGGCGATGGTGCCAAGCCTGATGAGGTTATCCAAGCGGCGGAGTAAATCGGTTTGGTTTGGCTCACTCATTTTTACAATTACAAGCGGTTAAAAAATGAGGATATTTTGCAAAAGGCGAAAGGTTTTGGGTATTGGTGGGAGGTGTGAAATGGGGTTTAACAGATAAAGAAAAAGCGACCGTTATGGTCGCTTTGTTTTAGCCTCTATCCCTTAAAGACGATCTCGCTCGTGCTTGGGCTTGGCGTTGTTGTTTCTCAAGCTCTATTGCCACAAGTCGGGCGATTTCTTGCGGATTTTGCCCGCTTGTAGCATTGATGGTAATCTGGATATTTTGAGAAACAGGGGCTACCGTTTGGCTTGGTTGGCTTGCGGTCAGCGGTGGTCGACTATCGACTTTTACCATCGGCATAGGTTGAGCCATTGCCACACTTGAGGCAAGTGCGGTCAGCCCTGCCATTTTGCCGTAGTTTAAGCGGTTGAGGTTTGCCACCCCTAAGCGTGCCGTTGCTTCTTTGGTCATCACATATTCACCTTTATGCACTACGCCTGCTGGTTCATATTTGCCACCGTTGCCGGTGTAGCCACCTGATGAGTATTGCTTTTTCGGTAAATTTTGAGTAACGCTTGCAACCATACCAGCAACGCTTGATGTTGCATTTTGAGTTTGAGGCTCATTATTCCACCACGCTTTAGTTTTATTCCACGCTGTGCCAACTTTATCAGCTATACCACTACCAATATCATTTAACTTATTTTTTACGCCGTCAAACGAAATATTACTGATGTTATTGATCAACCAACTTACGCCATCAATTAACGCCGTAAGCGGTGCAAGAGCAAGATTTAAAGCTGCAGCCGTCCATTCGCCAAATTTTTTACCCCAACTTGCCGCTGTTTCTAAACTTGATGCGGTTTCTTGAGTTGGGGTTAAGAGTTGCTTAAACCAGTTCCAGATTTTGGATATTGCCTCTGATATCAAATCAAAGAGTGGAGCAAGCGGCGCAAAGGCTTGTTTAATTGGTTCTGCGGCAGCGCTAAACCCCTCGAAAAAGCCTGTAAAAAATGCTTTTAGCCATTCCCAATTTTTGTAAATTAACATTGCACCTGCAGCAATAGCGGTAATCATCAACCCGAGAGGCGTGGCAAGCAGAAATTTTGCAGCGCCTAAAAATCCTAACAATCCTGCTTTAGCCCCTAGGAACGCCCCTTTGATGTAAGTCCAAGGGTTAAGTAATTTTAACCCCCACATTCCTAATGTTTTAAATCCACCTCCAACTGCAGGTAATATAGTCCGCCAACTATTTAAGGTTCTGATGGCGATTGCATTTTCGGTGGCAAAAAATTTAAGTGAGCCTCCCGCTTTATGGATAAATAATCCAAAGCGGATAAGTGGGCTAAACATAAATGAGAGAGTTAAACTTAATAAGCCCAAAGTAAGTAGAGAGCCTGTTAAGGCAATACCCCATTTAATAATTTGTGCGGTAAGTTCCGGATTTGCTTTTACCCAAACATCAATTTTGTCTAAAATCGCTGTAATGCTATCCATTCCTCCCACAAGGCTTTCTTTAAGAGCAACTCCGACCTCACTACTTGAGTTAAAGAGTTGATTTTTGAAAATTTGCCATTTTGCCGATAGCGTTGTCATGCGAGTATCAAACTCTCTTGCCATACTGCCTAACGCATCGCTACTATTTGCAAGTTCAATCTGTCTTCGCCATTCTTCAGTGTTCGACACCAACAAGGCAAGGGTTTTACTGTGCTCGGTGCCTACAAGGTCAGCAATAACACCCAATCGCTTTTGTTCTGGTAATTTTTTGACAGCCTCCACTATTCCCAAGATCGTGCCTTGAGCATCTTTTGCCATTCCAAGCTCAATTTTTGATGCATCAAGCCCTAATGCTGCCAAGCCATTTTTAACCGGTTTTTTCTTACTGGCTGATGATAAGCGGGTAAATATCGCATTAACTGCGGTAGCAGAGCTTTCTTCGGTTGCCCCTGCCGTCTGTAACGTTGAGCCAAGAGCAGCCATATTCTTATCGCTGATTTTGGCAATCCCCGCAATACCAGACACTCGATTCATAAAGCCGATAATTTCATTGCCTTTTGAGATCGCATTATCATCAAGATAGTTGATGACATCTGCTAAATCTTTTCCTGCCTCTGCAGAAAGTTTAAAGTTTTTAGTGACCTTGCCAAATTGCTCAACTAATTCATCCGGATTTTGTGCATCAAAGGCGGTTGCCATTTGTGTATTAAGTCTAACAAAGTCTTCTAGTTGCTCTTTCGGCACATCCATTCGAGCTGCAGACTCAATCATGTTTGCAATTTCAGTGGTCGTTAGCGGTAGCTCTTTAGATAGCCCTTTTATTTTTTCACGCCAAATATCATATTCTGGCGTAAATTTGCCACTTTCATCTTTTAGCCCTTGCACTTGGCGAGCAACGCTAGCCATTGCATCTTCAAATTCCATAAAGTTCTGCACTGGCTGTTGTAGCAAACGCCCCACACCAAGACCAGCAGCCATAGATCGCTGACCCAATGTTGAGGCACGATCACTCATATTATTAACCGCATTAACTCGTTTAGCGTAGGCTGCATTTTCTTTGGCGCGTTGATTTAACCGACCTAATTTATCGGCTTGCTCAGCGATATTTTTGTTCGCTAGCTTCATTTTGTGGCTTAATTCTTGTTGTGACTTGGACAAACGCTCGGTATTAATACCGCTATCTGACAATTTTCTGCGAGCTGCATCAAGTTTTTGAGCTTGCTCTACCTCGGCTCTTTTCAGTTTATCAACCGTTTGCTTGGCTTTTTCAAATTGTTTAATTAAGCGTTTGGTTGGATTTGTTGTACTCTCAAATTTTGCAGCGAGCTTTTGAGCCTCATTTTGAGCCTCCTTTAACTTTTGACTAGTTGCCGTAAACTGATTTTTAAGTGGGTTAATAGTTTTGGCGTATTGATTAATTTGAGCGGCATTTCTTGCATACTCTTTATTCATCGTGCTTAATTCGCTTTTCTGTTTTTTAAGCTTTTGTGCCAATTGTTCAGCCGATTTTGATGCACTTTTAAATGGAGCGGTTAATTTATCCATTGCTGACAAAAGAACTTGAATTTTTAAGTTTTGGCTCATAATATATCCTTATAGAGAATAATTAAGGGGGAAATATGGAAACTGTCTTCGCTTATTGCTTAGTTGGTGTTGTGATTTTTATGCTACTAATACCAGCATTAACGGGTATTGCTTGGGTGGCTAGTGTCTTTATTCTTATTTTTTCCGTTTTAATCACTCCGTTTGTCTTTATTATCCAATTATTTGGTAATGTAAAAGATAAGGATGAATCAAATAAGAAAGCACTGATTGCTTATCATCAATGTAAATATGGGATAATTGAAAAAAGCGGAAAATAATATTTCATATTCATCTAAGCGGTCATCTGACCGCTTTTTTAATACGCCGAACCGCTTATTGCTCGTATCACATAATCTTCAATCATTTGCACATCATCATAGGTAAAGCCTAACAACTCACGGCTGGCATATTTCACTTTGAGATGCCAATCTTTCCGCACTCGTCCGACTAACCCTTCTTGGTGGATTCTGGCAATCACCGCATTGCCTCCCTCATAGCCTAGGCTGACACCCTCATTTTCAAGGCGTAACCGCATAAATCGGGGCTGGGTGATTTTTTCAAACATTCGGCCCGATTTGATTCTTCCTTTTACCCCTTTCTTTGGTTTTTTTCTTGGTTCGTAGGCTGTGCCGTCTGGGTTTTGTTGGGCTTTAATGCGTCTGCGTTGTGATCGTGCCAGTTCTCGCCCGATTTGTTGATATAAAAGCCGTCTGCGTGGCTTACTGATATTATTCAGCAAGCCGTCAAATACCGTCTTGACTTGGTCAATAGAATCATTCATTCGTTTGTTTCCATTGGTAAATTAGCTCATCTTGCAAATAGACTTCGTATCCTGTTAATTCGCTAAATGGCGAGGTATCGGCAATATTCGGCTCATCTGCGTGGGTGGCTGTAAAATGCCCGTCTTGCTCTTTTACGATCACCCTTTCAGTCAGCGGAAGCCGAATATAAATATCGTAGCTTTCGTGATTGTTATGGTCGATTTCAAATTCAATTTTGTCTTGGTATTCTGGGTTTTGTAGTAGCTCAAATTGTTCATTCCGCACAAACGTCAGCACCGGCACAAACAGCACATCGGGGTGATACGGAAAATCCACCACAATTAGCTCTAAATCGTAGTGGTATTCGAACGAATGGCTTTTACTCCCTCTGCTTTTAATTTTGCCTTTGTTATACTGCAAAATCAGCTTTTCGGGGTTGGTTTTAAAGGTATCTATGGTTTGTGTGAGCAGCTCACGCAAGCGGTCTGGTTTAATCATCTGCGGTAGCCTTTTTGTTTTTGTTCATAAATAGTTTGGCAATCTAGGCAACGCGTGCAGCCGATTACCGTTTCTCGGCGTTTTTCGGGGATTGGCTCGCCACAATCTTCGCATTCTAAAAGGCTATGGCAAGCGGTCGTTTTTGCTAATTGGTTTGCAAGTGCTGCCTCTCGGGCTTGCTCCATTAATTCATTTGCTCGGTCAATTTGGTCTGACATAGTTATCCTGTTAAAAAGGGCGATTACTCGCCCTTGTTGATATGGTTATATTGCTCAATGCAATGCTCAAGCGATTCGATTATAATTTGGCACACTTCAATGGTGTTTAGGCTTTTGTCTAGCACCTTAACTAAATCGCCGTTGGTTTTAATGTTAATTTCCGGTGTTTGGCAATCGACCTTTTTCGGGCAAATTATCGGGTTTGGCTTGATGGGTTGGTACCGTACTTTTTCGCTCGTTGAGCAGCTTGCCAACACTAGGAGGCACAGCAGAATCAGCCCACTTTTTATGCTTTTCCAGTTCGTTAAGTATTTCATTGCTTCGTTGCTCCGCTTGTTTCATTTTGGCTAAGACTTTTTGATTGAGATCATCTACCTGTTTTTGATACGCCTCAAGCTGGATTTGATTGTTTTCAAGTTGATTGGCTAAATTGCGGTTATCGGCTTGAGTGAGTTCAATTTCAGTGGTTTTGGCTTGCAATTCCGACTTTAGGCTTTCGTTCTGGCGAAATAACACAAAATTCGCCGCCACACCAAGTAGCACCAACACAATCATTAATGGGCTAAAGTGTTTGTTTGTCATCTGACAAATTTTCGCAATCATTTTATCCCCCTAAACATAATCGGCGTTCTTGCTCTCGCCTTGTCACTAAGCCCTTCAACTTTTTACCATCGGCATAGACCCAACGGCTAAACTGTTCGCACATTGCAGGGCCATACCCTTGATTTGCCATTTTAAACAGCGTGGATTTTTTCATTGTGGTGCAGCCAACATTAAAAGTGATTGAGGTCATTGCCTCAAAAGCCCCTTGTGGCATACTTCTGCCGTTGCCGTAAAGGTTTACGCATTTTTCGGCGGTTTTGATATCTTTCGCCCAACGTTCGGCAATCTCTTCATCACTATATTTGCGATTTTTTTCAATTTTTTGACCGCTTGCCTCTGTTGAGCCGATACCGACTGTCAGCACATTGGCAGGGCAAATATAAGGATCACGTCTGCAACCTTCCATATTGCCGATAATTGCCAATCCTTTGCCTGTAGTGCGGATTTCATCACCAAAATAAGTAGTTACATAACCAATAATGACCGGCACCGAGCATAAAATCGCTCCACCAATCCCTAATTTCAGATTTTTATTCATTTTTTTGCCCTCTGCTTTGTTGCATTCTTAATTCGAGCTCTCGCTCTTTGAGTTTGTATTCTTTTGATTTGTACGCCCAGTTAATTAGTAACGTGGTGAGCGTAACAAAAATACTGACAAGCACGCCCCAATCTGACAGTGTTAAACTGTTTAAAAAATTTAAAAATGCAGCAAAATAAGTAGCTTGTTCGATTTTTTGCATGTTTAATCCCATAGTTGCACGGTGGCTTGAGAAATCGTAGCGTGGCTATTATCAATATCCGGCATTGTCACCACTTCGCCCATTGCCAAACGGGGCATTACTGCCAGTTTTGGATTGTATTCAAGTGCTAACTCTACTAAGCCTGCCGTTTGCCCGTAGTGGCGATAAATCAGCTCATCTAATGTGTCATCTTGTCGTGCAATCAATATCATTTAAATTAATTCACTAATCATGCGGTTATGACCCAAAATATCACGCACCGCGAAATGGTAATCCCGCTTTAAATCGTCTGCTGTGGTTCCCAACTCATCCGATTTATTATGTCCCTCTTTCGTGCTGTCAAAGCTGCGATAACGCTCGTTGAGATTCGCTACTGCCAAGCAAAAAACGGCTCGCTTGTATTTGTAAACCAGCACACTTTCACCATTAATGAACTCATCATCACAGCTTACAAGGTCTGCCTTGCCCTCTTTTTGAGCGTTGAGACGATAGCTTTTTAAGTCAGCATTAACCGTTGTCATCGCTTCAATTGCCGCCGTTTTTAGTCGCTCATTAATAACTGTACCGTCAATCCGCATTGCATTACGGACTTCCAGCAAGGTAACATTCGGGAAAAAGCCATTATTAATAATGGTTTCATCAGTTTCGACATTTGGCTTAATCGCATTTTTACTGGACTCATAGCCTTGCACTTTGGGGATGCTGATAGTGGTATTACGTTGCTCCATAACGATTCCTAAAGATAAGGGGGTGGAGATTTTAAAAAGTTGAGAAAGGAAGAAAAACAACCTTTAAAATCTGTCCCCCTTGGGTGGCGTGATACGCTCGGTTTCAGACTACTAGTTATTTTCAAGTAGCCCTACTTATTCTGTTCGTCAGGCTCTGCTTGTTTACCCAACTGCTTTTCTAATTTATCTCGCAAGCCTTTTGCACCGCACTGACTATCAAGAGAAATCGCTCGGTTATAATGTTCTAATGCGGTTGTTGGCTCGGTTTCTTGGATTAACTCGCCTAGCTCTCGTAAGAGTTTTGCCCGCACCGGGTCTGGCATATCATATTCTGCCGTGAGTTCGTTGGCTTGTTTTAGCACTTCTGCATCAAAAGTCTGCTTTTGGTCACGAGCTTTTTTAGCTGCTTCTGCCAACTCTTCGACTAATGCCGTTGCCGGTGTACGAGTAAATTGTTCTGGCATTGCTAAATCGTGCATTAATATATATTGGGCAATTTTTAAAGCCGTTTCGTAATCACCAATATCAATCGCCCAAATCAACATTGTGCTAATCACCGTATCTTGCACGCCCGAACCTGTAGCCAGTGAGCCTTCAATCCAAGGTCGGTACTGGTCAAAGTTATTACGCTTGAACTCAATTCTTCGCTCAATTGATTGCAGTTGCTTTAATTGGCGTTGATGGGCTTTAAGTTGAGCTAGTACGAGGTCGTAGCCTTTTAATCCTTCAAGGTTTTCTCGGTTTGGGGTTGCTGACTCACTTTCTGCGGTTTTCCGCAAAAAATGAGCCCGTGCCGGACTCATTCGCATTGTTTACCGCCTTAGTCTTCTTTGTCTTTTAGCGTGATATTTTCAATCAACGCCGCACATCCGTAATCTTCCACGATAAAGTCAATATTTTCGCTTTCGTAGGTTTCAATACGGTCTTTTTTCGGGTTTTTCTCAATATGCTTACGGGTTGTTCCTTCTTGCACATAAATCGCTAAGTTTTCTAATTTAGTAATGAAGATCTTATTTGCAGGGAAGAACGGCACACGCACCGCTTTTAAACCGCCGATGCGTTTTTGTGAAATCACAATATCTGCAGCGAGTTGCTCGGTTGGTGCGTTGTCTTTATTTACAATTGGGAAATATTTGTCGGCAAGCAGTTTACGCCCCACAATGGCGACTAATTCGGTGTCGTCACGATGCCATTCGTCGATTAGCTCTTCGGTGGCGTCCATTACGAGGGCATCAAGGTTAGCGTACTCTTGACCCTTACCGACTAAGATTTGATTGCCACTTCTCTCTCCATTCATCACACGAGCCTTGGCATCTTCACGCATTTTTTGCAACCAACCTTTTGCAACATCTTGTAAGAGTGGATTGCTATTGCGGTCACTGGTTTCAGCACGGTGTGTGCCGTTAAAGCCAATCATAATTAAGTCACGCTTACGCTGTTTTACACCTACGCCTGCAACTTTTTGCTGGAAGTCAGGGAATTTCGCCCACATATCCAACTGCTTGTAAGTAATATGGGTGTCAAAGTTAACTTGTTGGCAGTTGTAGGTTTGCTTAACTAATTTTGCAATAGGGGTTGTTTTACGCTCACCGTCACCACTTGTATCCGTAGTGCTTGCAATAGTGTGAGCAGAGTCTAAGCCTAATGTTTCACCTGTTTGTTCATCAACAAAAATGAAACTGATAGATTTTAAGAAATCTGAGCTTTCACGGACTTTTTCAAATAGTTTTTGCTGTACACTTGGGGTTACAGTATATTTGTCGCCTCCCGCTAGCACGTTATAAGGCAAATTATTTAATTCTGCTTGACGTTCAAGGTAAGCGTTGTATTTTTCAATGGTTAATGTTTTCATCATCGTTCCTTACATTAAAAATCGGTTTGGTAGTCTTTATTTTTGCCACCTGTCGCCTGTGGGCGTGGGGTGTAGCTTTGGCTGTCTTGCTTTTCCAATTCTGCAAATTTTTGAGCAAAATCGACCGCTTGTTTTTTCACTTCAGCAAATTCGCCTTTCACCGTTTCAAGTTCTTTTTTTAAGCCGTTATTTTCTGTTTGCAAATTGCTAAATTGCTCTGCTAACAACTCCATCGCTTTTTCGTGTTCGGTAAATTTACCGTCATTATCGGTTTTGGCTTTGGTAAACATTGCCTTAAAACGCTCAAAGAATGGAATTGCTTCTTCTGCAAATTCTAAGTTCGCCTCTACTGCCTCACCCACAAGGTTTTCCGGTTTTTGCTTACGGTCTGTCAATGGGTTTTGCTTCGCTCCTGCACAAAATGTGAGGTATTCCGTACCAAGGCTTGCCGGTGTATCAGTAACGGCTAAACCGACTAAATACGCCTCGCCTGTATCTGCAAAATCAAGGTCAATTTCGACTGAGGTGTAAACTTTTTGCTTCTCTTTAACTAATTTCACTAAGGCTTCTGTTGGAGAGATTTCAGCAAGTAACTGTAATTTGCCGTCTTCACGCTCTTCAACTTTCACACTTAAAACATCACCATAGCTGTAAGAGTGAGCAAAATCTTTGTCAAACCACCAAGATTTAAAGTGTTCAAGGTTAATGCGTGCACCGTATCTATTTTTCGGGTCGTAGTTTTTGGCAATCTGATTAAGCCATTCACGATTAATTTTGCGGCCGTCTGTGGTTGCTCCTTCCGTTGCTACCACAAACCATTTTGATTTTGTTGTCATTGCGTGTTGTCCTTGCGTTAAGGGATAGGTCAAAAAGTGGATTTTATGATCTTGTTTTGTGCAAGCACTTTCAATGTGTGGTGCGTGTTAAACAGGGTTTCACAGTCTCAACCCAATGCTTAAATAAGGTGGATTTTTGATAATCGCACCCATGGAAAATGAAAACACAATCACCGAATATGAGGTGTTAGCCGCTAACCCGATTCACGATAAACGCCAAGCTCAGTTGATGTACTGGGCTGGCTATATCGTGACCGAAATTTCTCGTCAGCTAAATATCCCTGTATCAACTATTGCGAGTTGGAAAAAGCGGGAAAAGTGGGATGAGATTAGCCCTATTGGGCAAGTAGAGGTGACTCTTCATTCTCGTCTTAACTTGTTAATCCTAAAAGAGGATAAATCGGGGAAAGATTTTAAAGAAATTGATTTGCTAATGCGTGAAATGGAGCGAGCCGCACGCATCAAAAAATATTCTAACGGCGGCGGCAATGAGGCTGACCTTAACCCGAATATTAAAAATCGTAATAAAGGCGAGCGTAAAAAGCCCGAACAAAATGCCATTTCCGAAGAACAAGCCGAATTATTGATTAATGGCTTTTTGAATGGAATGTTCCATTATCAGAAAAAATGGCACGAGGCCGGGCTTACTCATCGTATTCGCAATATTCTGAAAAGTCGCCAGATTGGAGCGACTTACTATTTCGCCCATGAAGCATTAGTTGATGCGCTGGTTACGGGGCGTAACCAAATCTTTATTTCTGCGAGTAAAAAACAGGCACTGCAATTCCGCGCCTACATTGTCGAGTATGCCAAACGCGTGGCCGATGTGGAGCTCAAAGGCGAAACCATCACCCTGCCGAATGGTGCGCAGCTGATATTTCTCGGCACAAACTCGAAAACTGCGCAGTCGTACCACGGCAACCTCTATTTTGACGAGATTTTTTGGGTCAATCGCTTTGAGGAGATCCGCAAAGTGGCCGCCGGTATGGCGAGCCAAAAGCAGTATCGGATTACCTACTTCTCTACGCCCTCGTCCATTACCCATTCAGCCTATCTGCTTTGGTCGGGCAAGCTGTTTAACCGCAAACGCCCTAAAGCCGAACAGGTCGAGATTGATATTTCTCACGCTAATTTGAAACAAGGTAAAAAGTGTGGTGATGGCCAATGGCGACAAATCGTCAATATTTATGATGCGGAGGCTGGAGGCTGTAACCTATTTGATATTGAGCAGCTGAAATTAGAAAACAGCCCCGATGAGTTCGAGCAGCTCTTTATGTGTGAATTTATTGACGATAATCAATCTGTATTTAAATTTACCATGATGCAGCGTTGTCTTGTGGACTCAATGGAGGTGTGGAAAGACTATATTTTCACAGATGGCTATCAACGCCCATACGGTAATAAAGAGGTATGGGTAGGCTATGACCCATCTTATACGGGCGACCGTTCCGCATTGGTGGTAATTGCTCCTCCTAAAGTGGACGGCGGTAAGTTCCGTTTGTTGGAATATAAGACCTTTAAGGGGGCTGACTTTGCTGAACAAGCAGCAGCAATCTTGGCAATTTGTGCAAAATATAACGTCACACGGCTGGCGATTGATACTACAGGCTTAGGCGTGGGTGTTTATGAGATTGTCAAAAAAGAGCGACCTGATGCCGTAGCACTTAACTATGATGTAGCGCTCAAATCCCGTATGGTGCTCAAAGCGGTGGATATTATCAGCAAGGGGCGGTTTGAGTTTGATTCGATGCACGCGGTTGAGGTTGGCTCTAGCTTTATGGCGATTAAAAAACAGATGACCAACAGCGGCCGACAAGTTACTTATGTGGCTGACCGCTCGGAAGAAGCAAGCCACGCCGATTTAGCTTGGGCGTGTTTGCAAGTATTCATTAATGAGCCTTTTGATGGAAAACTCGAAGAGGCAACAGGCACAGTAGATTTTTTAGATGATTAGGATAAAAAATGAAGAAAAAATTTCGCAAAAATTTGACCCCAAATGACCGCTTGCAATCACAGGCACAGACTGAAATCTTTAGTTTTGGCGATCCAATCCCTGTATTAGACCGTGCGGATATCCTCAATTATTTAGAGTGTACGGCGATGTATGAAAAGTGGTACAACCCACCAATGAGCTTTGACGGTTTAGCGAAATCGTTGCGGTCATCCACTCATCACGAAAGTGCCATTATTACCAAAACAAATATTCTGCTTTCAACTTGTGAGGTTGATAGCCGTTATTTATCCCGTAGCACCTTGAGTGCGTTTATAAAAGATTATTTAGTGTTTGGTAATGCTTATTTTGAGGTGGTAAAAAATCGTTTTGGTAAGCTGCAGCGAATTGAATCACCTCTTGCTAAATATATGCGAAAAGGCGTGGAAGATGAGCAGTTTTTCTATGTTCCACAACGTTTTGAAGAAGAGCACGAATTTGCCAAAGGCTCAATTTATCACTTGCTTGAACCGGATATCAATCAGGATATTTATGGATTGCCACAATATCTCTCAGCCCTTCAATCTGCTTGGTTAAATGAGAGTGCTACGTTATTTCGCCGTAAGTATTTTTTGAATGGTGCACACGCCGGGTTTGTGTTTTATATGACGGAAAACTCCGCAAAACAGGGAGATGTGGATAATATTAGAGAGCAACTGCGGAAATCAAAAGGAGTGGGAAATTTCAAAAATCTATTTGTACATTCTCCAGGTGGTAAAAAAGACGGTATTCAAATAATTCCGATTGCTGATGTATCGGCAAAAGATGAATTTTTTAATATTAAAAACGTAAGCCGTGATGATGTGTTAGCCGCTCACCGTGTACCTCCTCAACTGATGGGAATTATCCCTAATAATACAGGTGGTTTTGGTAATGTAGCTGATGCAGCGGAAGTGTTTTTTATTACGGAAATTGAGCCGCTACAAGAACGCTTGAAAGAGTTTAATCAATGGCTAGGAGTTAATGTGATTAGTTTCAAACCATCTAAATTATTACAACGCAAAGAATAA